GACATGCACGAGTCAGACAGGACAGACGACACGCACAAAACGATAAGGACACAAATACAAACACAGAACATAAAAACACAAAGTACTCACCTCACATTTCACCTCTCAACAACTCGACGGAGAAATGGAACAACCCGCATATAGGGGGTACCGACAGAAACCAGTTTATGACGACACCAGTCTTGCCTCCAACCAGTCGCACCAGGCTTGCCCTCAAAAGCATCAGAGGAATCAGAATAAAAAGACACACGAAGGTCGGTATTCAAGGTATACCCTCCTTCCAAAGCCGTAGCATGATGCAACACAAAGTCAACAGCTGAACAAATGCGCCGCTCAGACAACGTCGCGTAGACCGCACCACAATCATAACACATATACCCCTGGTCACACACAGCAGAATCATTCAACATGCTCAAACGCTTACTTTGGGGTCGAAGAGGATCAAGCTTAAATCCATTCGCGACACCCATAGCCATTCCAGCAATTCGAGGAACATGGTTAATAGCGCGACGGCGCCAGTGAAACAGACTCAACATCATGTTGACCTTCACATCCTCCCCCTTATCTCCTGCCTCCCGCAGACAACAACGTGCAGCATCATAGCCAATGCCAAACTTGGCAGTTCGCAGCCCACAAGCCTTGTTCAGTTCATTTAGAACATGACCCCAAGAACCCTTTCCAGCGTTCTCCATCATACGGGGAATGGTGGTAGGGTGATGATATTGAGGCATCACTTCAGACCCATACTTGGTCGGCCCGTCATACTTCTCCATCGCCCGCACTAGATCATCTTCCGCTTTGCAAGAATGAGGGGGTACAGATGGGTTAATCTTTCCGAGAACACTCGCCGCATTGAAAGACAGCCAGCCCCGAAGGTCCTCAAGGAGATGCTCCACATTGCGAGCTTTAGTTGACCCAAGGTTCGATGGAAGATGAACATCGGGAGGGACATCATCAAAACAAAACTTGTCATTGTAGTTCAGGACAAAACGACCCACATGCTTGTTGAGTCCCAAAGCTAACTGGAGAGGTTGGAGAGCATAGCCAAAGAGTGCCATCCCACCGTTAGGCCCTCGAAATGAGTCAACGATTAAACAGTACGAAGCCTGGTGTTTAGGAGAGTGAAACTCAACAACTGCCTCAATGAAAGTACCATCCCCGTTGCTGCGGACATGACGCGCTGCACAACCATCATCCATAACATGTCCAATATCAAGAGCCCACCAGGTGATATTCGGATGAATCTCCGGCTTTCCTCGAGTCACATCGTCTCGAAACAAAGTACACCCACTCGGTGCAGGACCTTCCATCTTGATGGTAAATGCATGCTTCATCGGACGGTTCTTCATGTACAGCAAGGGCATCATATGATCGGGCTCAACGCCGCCGTAAGAGTGGTAAGGCTGCATGTCAATTTTTCTTTTTTCTTCAACATAGTTGGGCGGTACAACAGCCGAGACTCCAGCCTCAGTTACCTTAACAGTCTTGCGGTGCCTGTCTTGCTGGTGAGGTGCCATCCGTTCGACAACCGCAGCATCAGCAGCGTTCTTTTCTGAAGTTGACACGACAGGTGGAGGTGGAGAGTGAACATGTTCCGCAGCAGAGAGGGTTGCTACTAGCGGAGGAGAGGCATTACGAGAGGTGTCCAAGTCATTCACCTGTTTTTTTATTCCTTCTTCCGGTGAAAGCGGATTCAGGGACGCCACAGTTGGTGAAATGAGAGCGGGAAGCGTTCGAGCAGGAACATTTAGAGGAGTAGGTCTCTCAACTCCAGTATGCACTACAGCATGAGGCATCACACCAGCTCCAGTGGGTTGTCCAGCACGATCAAGCAATGGCATGTACTTTACGCCAGAGGGAGTAGCGGCCGGAACAATTGCATTGATCCTCTTCTGCTCTCGTGAAATCACTACCTCCCCATTCTCAATTCGAAGAATCCTCGTTCCACTAGGGCCATAGACAACAGTTGACATTTCATCATCATGACCTCCATAATTGTAACCCGCACCTAGAGAAGACTTCGGAACAGGTTCTCCATCTTCATACCTCACGGGACCAAGCGCTCCCTGATTCACAAGACCGGTAGCCATCACCCCGACCATTCGAGACAAATCAGCAACTGCGGAAGAATTCCAATCGATCTTTGTCTCAAGGGTCAAAAGAGCGGAAAGCACACCTTGCTGAGACTGCCTCAACTCATCAAGAACATTAGACAGATCATGACTTTGAGCCTTAGGCCATTGAGCGTTCACATGCTTCAGTAAAGCAGATAACGGAGCAACATCACCACCCGAGCACATGTGATACGCCACACGCTCAACAAGCGATAGCACACCAAATCGAGCAACAGAGGCAGCATCATAGATATCATGGGAATGATTAGCTTTTTTTCCATTGACAATCACCTCGCCGCAGGTTGAGAAAGCCATCATACTCAAAGCATCAAAAACATTACCATCCTTATCTCTAACATTAATCTCAATAGTACAATCCTCAGGCAACACAAAGAAGTGGATCAACCCTTGGTTCGACATCTTGAGAGATAAGTAGTAGAGTCAGGAAAGAAAGACAAATTCGCAGACCTCAAAAACGCGCGTGCGTGGAACTAACCAGTCTGGACAAATTTGTC